AATGCTGCTGCTTTAAGCTCCACACCGCCCATGGCATCCTGCATCTGCTTCAAGCCTGAGTTATCAGTCTTAAATCCTAATGCGACCATGAAGTCACGAATTACACCTGCTTGGGCCATGGATTACCTCAATGTTTAACCGAAAATGTTTTTATATGCGACACTTAATGCTGCTACTAAGGCAGATAATCCAAATAACCAAGCTGCTGTGATAGCAGCATTTGCAAGCTTATTGCCTGCCTTGTCTGCACCTTGTTCACTCATTTTTCCATCTACCTTTACTTGGTGTTTGGGGTTATACTTCATTTATGGTTTGCGTCCTTCTGCACTAAGGTTGTAAACACAAAAGACCTCGATGCCCTCACATCGGGGTTTTTGTTTTCTTAAAAATCAACAAAGTCCCGCATTGCTGCTCGACTTATTCTTTCATCCGAAAAATAGTCAAAACCTCGAATTTTCCTGTTTTGAATTCCTAGAATGAAAAACGCCGACTTTTATGCCGGCTTCGTTTTTTCAAATATAAAATCTTGTCAAGAGTTTCGTAAAACCCTACAGCTTGTAAAAACTACTTAATACAAACCAATACCCGTCTGTGTCATATTGTTCGCTTTTTTTATGCCGGTACAAAGAAAAGCCAGTTGTAATAACGCTTAATACAACAACGTTATTTTTGATTCTCCCTAGCTTCTTCGACCAGATATTCATTGTCTGCCACAACATCAAGCGCATCATTCATCAGTGCGATATCAGCCAGATCAAGCGTGCCGTCTTTAATAGATTCAAACTTGCACATACCTTTAATGGCTGGACGCAATAACCAATCCTCGCCATCAGGCAAACTTCTGTAATTTACGTGGACTGCGCCTGAATGCTCGATGCCTTCGTAAGCAGTCCTTGAATAAAATTTCCTAAATTGGTACGGATCACTGCAACGGTTAGAGGCAATAAGTGGTTCATATCCAGGTCATCAAACATAATTGATTCACCACGGCATACTACGGCGCCACCACGTTTTACAACTGACAGGCACTTATGGACCACATAATTGACATCCTCTTCAGGCATCTTGGCAATAGCTTCCATAAAAGGCTCTAGCGCTTTAGCTAAAGGTTCAAGACCGTCAAGTTCTGCATTTTCATCCGCCTCAATAGACTCAATGACTTTTTCCAGATCGCCTTTGGCCACTTCAGTTAAGATCGGCATGATATTTGGAACAATTGGAGCGATTTTGCGTGATACATGCAGTTGATCGAGCGCATTTAAGCGCCCAATCGCATAGTCATGACCACCGATTGGGATAATTTCCATGTTTCACCTTATGCGTATGTGCCAAGTTTCATATCGAGTTTGATTGCATCAAATACCCACTCCACTGTAGAGCCGCCTTTAGCGTTGGTGTAATCTGGCACCTTTTTAAATGCACACTTGGATGCAGTGTGGTTATCACCTGATCCAGCATGGTTCAGCGTGATAGTATTCTTGCCCCACTTCGCTGGCTTTGATTTCTGCGCATTGTAGAGATTCATCAGCTTGGCATTCGCCGGTGAAGTCTTAAGTAAGCGAATAGTGACCTGACCAGAGTTGTCAGCATGCAATGAATGCATACCTTCACCATCAGCACCAATAGTCATTGTGTTTTTATCGCCTGCCATTGCGAAGGTAATACCTTCTTCAGCAATTGCAGCGCCATAACCCAGATCAATTACGCCGTCGTCACTTGCAAGGGCGCATTGTGTGTCCATAAAACTGTAAGTCGTCATGATTTACCCCTTAGCGATTTACTGAAACGATGACGTCAGCAAAGTGTGTTGCACCTGCTAACTTGGAAGCAATTTGGAAAACTGGAGCCTTGCGTGCTTCACGTTCAGACTGCGCTTGTTCATCCAGACTATTAGCAAACACATAAAAGCCTTTTGGCAGGTAATCACCTGTTTCTAAAGCACCGAAGCTATCACCGTTCCATTGACCTTCACCCAGCAAGCCATTTGTCAGTCCTTGCTCACATGCACGCTCAAGCACTGTGCATTGACGGTTCACACCAGCAGGAGTTTGAGGAATCTTTGTTGTGGAGGTGTAGTACAAATTCCATAACGCTGTTTCCAGGTGGTTTTGAAGCCAGTCCAGACCATGTCGTTCATCGAAGAATGAGCCATCACACATCACGCCTTCCTGAAGGATTGAAGTGTCGTTATTATAACCAGCAAAGACGTTACAGTTTTTCGCTTTCAGTGCACTTGCTTCGCTGATTTTTAGGTCTTCTGCCGCAATACCAGGCAACTGCTTAAACTTCATTGTGATGGTGGTATTGGTGCCCATGAAGTTGACACTAAATGCACGACCAAAGAATGAAGCGGCGGCATAAGGGTTGTCGGAAGAGAAGATGGTAAAGGTGCGCCCGTAGTTTTTATTTTTAAGCAGATATACCGTATCTGTTGTACTGGTTACACTCAAACTGTCTTCTTGTTGTGAGGTATAACCAAATACACGCACAGGGTCGGATGCTTCGATCAATGCTGCTACGGCGTCAGCTTCAGTGTTGGTCAGATCGGCTGCAATAGTTAAACCATACCACTTGAGAGACTGAAGACACTCAGCCACTGCAGCCTGTACGGTTTCAGGAGTTTGGCCGGTTTTATCCCAAAAACCGATATACAGCGTACGAGGCTTAGGTGATTGGCCAAAGTAAGCCAATGCTGCTTTATATTCTGGATCATCAACGCTGTAGTCTTCAGCCACACCCGCAATACCAGAGTATTCGCGCATGCGCTCGATCGTATCAATGACACCACTTGTAGTGCCAAGAATGAGTAATGAACCAAATGAGCGTGGTCCCGCAGCCAATGCAGCAAGACTAATGCTCACATTGACGACACTAGAAACAGGTAATGTCATGATGACTCCTAGTTGCGTTTAATATTAATTTGAAAGCTTTCACATGCTTTAACGGCATAGCTACGCTTGACCTGTCGATTAAATGTCGTGGTCATGTCATAGCGGTGCACGTATTGATTATTGAGAAAGTCAGGCGCCGTAATAATTTCACCGCAGCCTGTAAATTTGATTTTGTGTGCCCGGATCTGGGCGATGTTCTGTGGAATCCTTAAGCCATCTTTAAATAAATTGGCATAGTGCTGTCCTTGTGGACCATAGAATGAGAGAAAAACTTCAATGCTTTCATGCCGGATACTGTCCATGTCATTTTCGTTTTGCTGAAAGTACGGACCATCATCACTTCGGGTATTTTTCACCCCGAATGCACACCAGTTTTTATCAATGCCTGGTAATGGTGGTGGGTCATTCTGCCAACGCGGTCTAACCATGGCACCTGGTAATGATGTGACTCCAACAATCAAGCCTTGGAAAATATCCTCAAGTTCCTGGTCATTCTGGACAGCTCCACTCGCCGGTATATAACCGTCTACTGTAGAGTCCGCCATATTTATCCTGATAGTTTCAATTCACAAATTGCCTTTACAAAGCCACGGCCATAATGTGTATTGTCTAAAACCTGAGACACAATATAACGACGACCTTTCCAGGTGATTTCATCGGCTTGATGGTCTGCATCGCCTGAAGACAATACAAACCGGGTATGGATGTTAATAGCACCCTTGATCAGGGTACCATCGGGCCGGCGATCCATCTTGCTGCCATCGTTTGATGTCACTACACCCCTGAATGTGTGGGTGGTTTCAGTCTTCTGACTTCGACCATTGTCCCCCATCACCACTTCAGTCCGGTGGCAAATAATCCCACGTGATACCAATTTTGGATCAAGGAGTACGCGACTTACATCAAGAGTTGCCACTGCTAACCTCCTTGCCTTTATTCATAATCACGTAGGTGTGGGCATTTCGATATTGACCAGTATCCACCAATGGCTTTTCAGACTTCCTGCCTCTGGCCTTTCTTGCCTTGAGTGTGGCAGGCTTCAACGGCGCGAATTCCCCTGCATTGATCAGGTTTTTCACACTCATTGTTGCCTTCATGCCGGCAGTACCCAGGAAGAAATACATGCGCTGTTTGTTACCATCCAGTGCACTATTCACAGCCTTGGTGAGTTGCTGCCCGATAACATCCTGTACAGCTTCAATACCTGGTACCAGGTGCGGACGGGGTTCAAGATCCATTGCAGGTGAGCCTGTTTCCAATAGATAACCAATTTGAGCATTAGTCATAACATCTTCATCGGTTCGGGCTTCCCCGTGTGGCACACCTACAAGCACCTCAACTCTGGACAACTCTGCAACAGCTTCAAGTATGCTCAGCATGCCTTCACCAGTTACCTTTACTGTCACAGCTGAACACCTCCTGCACCAATCATCCTAGCCAGCTGCAAGAACTGAATACCAAACGTGGTTTGATTCCACTGCCCAGCATCAGTCAGTGAGACACTAGATACGTCCATTGAGTAGGAAATGCCGTCGACAGACTTAGATGTTTCATTGCCGACCACCTGACCAGCATCACCACCTATGTCAACGGCGTCCATACTACGCAAATACAGCGTCAGGTAATGGGCCACAAAGAAGGTTAAGCCTTCATCTAGCAAATCATCCCAACGTGATTCAGGTAGTAACTTTTTTCCCATATTTAAATAGAAGTTAAATTGCGCCGTCGGATACAGATCAGTATCTGCAAACATTGGCATTGATTCACGAAAGGATGATTCATCTAGCATGGTTACTTAGCCTTCTTGTCTTCAGCTTTTGGATCCGCATCTTTGCTATTGTCAGCAGAGGAAGCATCAGCGATTTTCTGCTTCAGCACTTCAATCTCTTTAGCATCAGCCTTAGCCTGTTTTTCCAGTTCAGCGATCTTCTTGGTCGCTGCATCGGATTGCGTTTGCAGCGCTTCATGATCAGCTTTTAACTGATCATAAGCATTCTGCAATTCCTGATTAGCAACATCAGATTGTGTGATTTCCTGAGAATGGTGTTTTACAAACCAATGTTCTGCTACCTCTTGATCTACTTCCTGTAGACCTTGAGGTAGGTTCAAATTGATTTGCTGGCCATCTTTGTCTTTACCCATATTTACTACTAAGGGTTTGGACAATAAAATCTGAACTTTGCTCATTTAGTTATTCCCCTTATAGGCCATCTGCATAATAAGCAGTTTCTGGATATACCCATTCAACCGCACCGATACGACCGAAATAAGTCGTCAATTGACGCAGGTCACGATATTCCAACGGCGTACGTTGTAGCGGTACCAGAGGCATACGAACACGTGATTCAGCTTGTGTATAAGTCATCATGCGGTCCTTACCTGCAGCGCCACGACCAACACACCATTTTGAAGGCTGGATGTCTAATGGCTTACCATTCACTGACATTGCTAAACAGTTGATCTTCAGGAATTCAAGGATCGAGATATTGCCCGCTTCTGACACAATGCGAGTAGTTAATAAACCAAACTGCTGAGGCGGCAATAGCAACTTGTCAGGACATACAGCAAAGCCTGAAGCTACCCATGCATTATTAAGAATCAGGTTTACATCGCTCAGAATTTCCTGCGGTGTTGATGTTGCCCAAGTTTTAGTAACGTTGGTTGCACCCACCTTGCTTGAGTTCAACAGGCCTTCTACACCGATCATGCCGTCACCGATATAGACTTGTTCGTCTACATCCATCTGGTATTTCATTTGCAGACCTGCAAACTTCTGAGCATCGATCGGACGCCCTACCTGTTTCGCTGATTCCAATTCAGGAATTGTGAAGCCAATCTGCATTGCCCATAAAGTCAATGGCAATGCTGTCTTGCCGATATCTAGAGCGATACCTTGGATAGCATCAGCATTCTTACCTACCCACGACTTACCGTTTGGTGATGCACCACCTGCAGCAGCAAAAGTAGAGTTAGTGAAAGACGATGTTTCATCAGCGATTGAAACATCAGAGCGCAAGTCGATATCGCGTGACCAGGTATAACTTGCTAATGGTTCATTAAGTCGCGGATCTAAGCGTTCAAGTTCACCAACCAGGAAAGCACCAGAGCTATCAATTGTGCGAGCATCAAAGGTCTGGAAGCTATCACGTGTTTGGGCTCGCACTGGAGCAGCTGCCATAGCCAAAGCCTGAGTCATTGACGTCGCTAGAAGTAATTTCTTCATGTTTTATTTTTCCCCAGGCATAAAAAAAGACGCTTATAGCGCCGTCCTTCATGCCTTTTAAATTTTAGATGTTATATGCGATTTCTACATTGCCTGATGCATCAGCGTCATGCATGAAGCGTGCTTTCACAGTAATGGTATTTGCACCATCAGCTACAGCCTCAATACCACCGATTGGCTTGCCTACAGCAGTTGCACCAATGCGCACATAGACGGCGCCACCTTTCTTGGCTGCACCAGCATTACACTTCACAGTCATGTAACCACGCACCAGAACATCTGTAATACCTTTAGATGGTACTGCTTCACCCAAATCATTAGTTGCTGAAGTTGTTGGATATGAACGTACGATCAGGCCATAGAGGTTAGCTTCAGTGTCAGCAGCCCCTAATGGCGCCAGGTTACCTGTGGCATCCATTTTGGCAAATACACCAAAGGCAGCTACTGGGGTCTGCATATTGTGTGATTCGATAGTTGAATGTGATTTACGAGACACATCACCCGGGATGCCAGAAGGCATACGATATGTATAAGCAGCCATGTTTTATTTTCCTTTGTTCCAAAAATCGCGGTTACGCTGATTGATCTGATCAATCGTTGGGGCTGCACGGCCAAAGTCACGTGTAGTGATACCTGAGCGTACGCCTTTCAAATTGTTTTGCTGTTTGATCAGCTCAGATGCACCAATGAATGCTGCATCCAGTGTTTGAATTGGTAGAGTATCAACATTGGCATTGGCACCAATAAACGGCACTACAGCCTGCTGACCATCAGTTGTTTGCATTGCAGCTTTCAGCGCCTGACGTTTGGCAAGTACAACCGCTTTACCATTGTTCGCACTGTCAATTGTCGGCGGCAGTTTGATGCCAGGTGACAGGATTTCAGCACGAACCATCACTTCTTTAAGTGAGTCGCCTGTATGGGTTACACCTTCATCCGCTTTACCTGCAGGCTCAGGCTTTAAGATGTCGTCCTTAGTTGGTTCAGGGTCATTACCTTCACCTTTCTTTGCTGGATCATCATCGTCCTTAGTAGGGTCAGGATCGTCAGAATCTTCAACCTTGGCTTTAAGCTCTTGAATATCAGAATCCATTGTCTTCAACTGCTTTAGAATCTGTTTCAAAGTGTCGCCAGTTTTACCATCTGGCTCATCATCTGGATCATTGTCATCAGTCTTAATATCCAGATCTTCATCTTCAACTGCTTTGGCCAGTTTTTCAGCTTCTTCAGCATCCTTGGTTTTCACCAGATTACGAATGCGATCAGCAAAGCTAATCTTTTTCTTTTTTGTCTTATCAGACATAAAACTATCTCCTATCGAGCAGCGGGAACCGCAACGCCCTTTATCTACTAATGCAACGTGATTACCAAAAATGTTGCGCTGTACCCCTTTGCCCGGACTGATCTCAACATAATCAGCATCGTAGCCAAGAGAAATTTCTACTTTCTCACCCATCACAGCATCAATTGCGCTTTGGTCAGTGATTAATAGGTCAGCTATCAGGAAATCTGCTTCAGCACCTTCACCACGGCGTACGCTGTGCGTAGTACCTACAGCTAATTCTTTCCAGTTACTTGGACTGACCCAGTCTTCCGGATGGTCATTGGTGACTGCTTTACCTTCAAAGCTAGCCATAGTCTTTGGGTCAAATAGATCTTCTTCACCACGCTGGATCAGAATTAAGCCGGTATTATCCGCTGTAACAGGTACTTCGCCGTCGCTATACATCAGCGTACCGATACGTGCTACCGGAACATCACGGCAAAGCAAATAACCTTCTGGTGTGGTTTCGCGTGTACGTCCTATCTGACCTGTCGTATAGATATTTGAACGGTCTTTCGTGGCAGACGGCGCAGGCTTTTTCGGTTTCTTTTTAAGCATAGTTCACCTAATTTAAGGCAATAAAAAACCACTCAATCGAGTGGTATTACAGGATCTGGATAGCATCGACAGTTAGGAAGACAACCTGCATGTCCTGTCATCCGGTCTAATGTCGGCGGCTTATTCCAGTACACAAACTTGCCATTCATTTCTTTATGGCTTTTGCGTACGTCAACATCACCAGACGTTCGCCATGTGTATCCCTCAGAGCCAAGATTCTCCGCCCTAGACTGCGTAAATGTCGATGCAGCCCGGCTAATCTCAGTCCTTGCAATGGTATTGGCCCGACCTAGCGATACCTGACCACTTGCCATGATCAAACCTGCAAGCTCTTTCGACCGTCCGCCTTCAATCAGCATTCTGGTCGATAGGTCATGCACACGTTGAGCTGCATCTAATGGCAGAGACTTAATCAATCTCACCTGGTCAGATAACAATTGCTGGTAAACGGCGCCAACATCACTATTCCTGATCTGCTCACGTACGCCGTAGGACAGGTCTTTAGCGTAGATCAACCATGTCTTTTCATCACGCAAGGCAATGTCAGTCATGATCCGTCCAGCAGTGTTATTGGCCCAATGATGCAACGTGTCTGCATACTTATTCAGTGAGCTGACAATCATTGGATGTGTACTCGGGTCATGAACATCAAACCCTTTCACAATCGTATCGATATAGCCTGAGATTTTACGCAGCTGACGGCTGTACTCGATCTCCATCCGCCGCATCCGTTTCGGATCGAAGTGGTTCATCATTTTCACTCATCGGTGGAGGTGGGTCGTTTTTAGCATCTACAACTTCATCATCAGTAATCGTTGAGAAGATGCCTGTTGATGCACTCGCTTGTTTTAATTCTTTAAGCGCCGTATGACGACTAATCACACCCTGTTCTTCAGCCTTCAAAATGGCATTGGTTGTCTTCTCTGCCACATTTGATTTCTGCTCTTCACTCATCTGCCACAGACTGATGAAATCGAACTTGAATGAATTTGGTAAAGGTTTACCTAGCACAGACAACGATACAATCTCCAAGAGCCTATGCAACGGCGTACGCAGACGGCGTTCTTGCTGCTGATTGATGTTGTCGTAGTAATTGGATAAATCAGACTCACCAGTTGAGTTTAAACCGGCAGGCGACTGTCCAAATAAACGCACCAATGGAATCTGGGTGGCACCAGAGATCTGCTGACCAAACTGAAGCAATAAAGTATCCAGTCCAGAGAAAGTATAAGAGTGTGTCTCAAATTCATCCCCTGCATCCATCAAGGTCAGACCTTCATTGGACTGCCATTCCCGAATATGATTGATCTGCTTAACCAAGCCCTCAAAAGCACGTCCACCGGTGGCGATAATGTCACGCAGGCCTTTGACTTTGTACGTTCGTAAATGCGCCTTATAGACCAATTGGCCAGCACCCATGGTGGCGCTATCAAAAACAGTGAGTCGATCCTCTAGGCGCTCAATAACCGACTGCCCCCAAAGGTTTTCAGTCATAGCCTGCCAGTACGGAAGGTTTACGCCGTCGATACGGATCACACGTGAGTAATGCACACGCTGACCACAGAGGCCAGCCGCATCCTGGAACACGTCATAGTATTTAGGCTTGCCATAATCTGGGCCATATTCGGTGACCAGGTCTTCAAGCGTAGGCTGTACCATCCAGCGATCTAAAACCATCAGACCTTTAAACTGGTCCTTGCCAATGGTTTTAATATTCAACGGCGTAGAGACATTCTGACCATCGATTAGCATGACAGCGAGAGCACCACCGTAGAGACGTCCCCACTTAATGGTGTCGCTGAGCTTATCCCAGATCTGTAACGTATCCAGTGTGTCATTAATGATTTCGCCATGCTTTGGATCATCAAAGCCTTGCAGCGTGATTCCCTCGCGGGTCATGTCTTCGGCTACAACATCAACCACCTGACCAACTACCCAGCTTGAACGGTACATCGCTTCAAGCTTTAGACGGTTACGACTAGTGGAGTTGAATCCATAACTGGACTGATCGTTTTGACTGCCAGCACCTAAGCCGACGCGAGCCGCAAAGTTTTGAAAACTATCGGCTGTAAAT